TTTTAAAAGAACGCTGGTATGATGCGCGGCATTGGAGAGATGCCGGAGTGGTCGAACGGGACGGATTCGAAATCCGTTGTACTGGCAACAGTACCTAGGGTTCAAATCCCTATCTCTCCGCCATACGTGAAGTAGACAAAGCCCCCGAAAACGTTGAGTTTTCGGGGGCTTTTTCGTTGCTGCTCGAAAAATTAGGGCATTTTTAGGGCAATAACTTCACCCCCCAGTCCGCAGCAGACCCTCGTAGGGCAATGTTCTTTAGGTCTTGAACCGGCCTGAAGCTTCCCGATACCATGGCATTTTGTCACTATGGTGGTGGCGGCGCTGCTATGAACTCCTCTAATGCTTCCAAGTAGAACCGCACGGGTCCAGCGGACATCACCGTGGGTCTTCGAGGATAATTCTATTCTGTACGCCATTGAGCTGAGTAGCCCCTTATAGATTTCGAAGTTTTATCTAAATTAGTTAGCTAAGTATAGGTTGTGAATTATGTTGAAAGTACGGCTAGATAATCGCAGGCTAATCAATACCTATCAATTAATTTTGCCTGGGGGGTCGCGTGGTGAAATTGATATTGTCATAAGCACTGATTTTGCAAAAACTGAAATTACGCTGCCGTTGTCTATAGTCTTCCAAAATGGCGGGGATAGTCAGAATGTGACCTTCAGCAAGGTTGCAGGTAGATCACTTATGACTTTGCATAACTGGAACAACTCATTGGGTACAGCTCTGAATTCTTTATATGAGTTGGCACAGCTTGATGATTATGGTGTGGTTGAAATGATGATGGTTAACCGTTGTGTGGGGGTGACCAATGATTTGACTATCCAGTTGTGGTGGAGAGACTTGAAGTGAAGCTTACAGACCCAGCTTCACTTCTGCCTCCTCTAAGTGTTGGGGGGAACCAGCCTGACACAGTTCAGATCAATCCAAGTGGTATTTCGCAGAATACTGATACTCATATAATCGGTATTACCGAAGATAAGCTACATCGTATTCTTGGCGACTATCAGCGGAGTGTTGTTAAGAGTCGAGACTGGGTGGCCCCCTTGGGGATATTCTTTTCGCTCGTTGTTGCTCTGTGTACTAGTAACTTCAATAACTTTATTTTGAGTGCTTATTACTGGAAGATAGTATTCATTAGTGCCACGATCATGTCGGGGTGTGTAACCCTTGTTTCTATTGCTTCGAGGTTTCGAAATAACCCGTTGAGCGTGGAGAAATTAGTTGATGTGATTGCCGGTAGAAGAAAAAATTAAATCCTGCTGGCGGCTTCGCATGTCACTCAGGAGTGAACCCCATCATCTTGGAGAAAATATCCGCCATGCTTTTGGTGTCTTTCGAGATCCAGCGGCCGTAGTGCTTGCGCACCATGGTAGTGTCGCTGTGGCCGAGTTGGCGGGCGACCCATTCAATCGGGACGTAGCTCGACAGTGCTTGGCTCGCGAACGTATGACGCGCCTGGTTGGCGCCTCGATAGCGAATGCCTGCTTTCTCAAGGTGGGCGGTGAACCAGTTGCTCACGGTCTTGCCGTTCCATAGCAGGCCGCTCGTGGAGCTGCGGAACAGGAAGCGCACCCTCTCATGCTTCTTCGTGATGTTGTCTCGCTGCACAACAATGATGTGCGTGGGCTCGGCATCCCTGGCTTCCTCCACGATCACGCTCAGCAGTTCCAAGGCTAGGGCGATCAGCTCCACCGTTCGAATGCGCGTGCGTTCCTTCGGCACCTTGAATTCCCCCGCGACCAAGGCGCGGCGAATTGTCAGGGTGCCAGCCACCAGGTCGACGTCCTCTACGCTTGCCGCGATCAACTCGGATAGAGACAGCCCGGCCCAACAGTTGAAGACGATCATCCGGCTATCTGCCATACGCTCAGGATCGGCGGCGGCTATCCGCTCAATTTCGCTCCGGGTGAATGGGGCGGCGAATTCGCTGTCGCTATCAGACTGGATGTTCTCGATGCGTTCCAGAGGGTTGAGCTTGATGATTTCATCGCTGAACGCATCCCCCACACCCCCCGTATAATCGTGAAGACGTCGTTTACGGTTTTCGGTTTGAGGCCGTTCGTGAGTAGCTCGGCTTGGAATAATTCAAGCTCGCTCTTGGGGATGCTTGCGATGGCTCTTCCTGTGAATTTCTTCCTAACGTGTTCGGACTTGCTCTTGTAGTTGATGAACGTACTGTGAGCTTTTTTGACTTTGGCAACTTCAAGCCATTGAGCTATCCCTTCGTCTACAGTCCTTTTGGCGGGCTCATTGGGAAGCTCTTGTCGAGCTGTGGGCCTGGGTGAGGACAAGATAACGCTCAAGGGGGCGATCTTCCCCCACCACAAAGGTGGCATCAAGCAACTGGGCGTGCTGCGTAGCATCGGTCGCAACCTGCAAGCACTGAAGCTGGTCACGGGTTATGGCGAGGTGCTGGGTGATTGGTGCCTGGTCAGTCTTGAAGAGGAGCAAAGCCACCTGCTGGCTGGTGGCATCCCCCGTAAACAGGGTTTCAACCTGGGGTTTGTGAGCTATGGCGACGACCTGCAGAACGTCTGACGGGCATCTCCTCGATGTGATCTGTCAGCACCATTATGGAAATCTGAATGGCACGGTCGAGGCAGTGCTCGATGCCAACCCGGATTTAGCCAAGGAGGCACAGCCATACCGCGCCGGCCTGTTGGTATTGCTGCCCGATCTGTCGGCGCCTGCAGTCGAGCTGCTGCAGCTGTTCGACTGACCCCGCTTTGCGCGTAACGAAGCCCCGCCCCGTGCGGGGCTTCCTGTTTCTGGAGTAAGAATGAAACCAACGTATCGAATCATTGCGGACCGCAAGGACATCACCGCGCTGATCAATGACCGCTTGCTGCTGCTGCTGCTGCTGCTGCTGCGGATCTCGGACAAGCCAGGCATGGAGTCGGACGAGTTTGAGCTGCGCATTGACGACCGCGATCAGGTAGTTGCGCTGCCTGCCCGGGGTGGGGTGGTGGAGGTTCTGCTGGGCTATGAGGGGCAACCGCTAAAGCGCATAGGCGCGTACACGGTCGACGAAGTGCAGTTATCCGGCCCGCCGGATGAGCTGACCATTCGCGGTAAGGCCAGCGATATGCGCGGCAGCGGTAAGACCATCCGCAGTGGCAGTTGGGAGAATGTGCCGCTGTCCGAGATCGTCGCTGAAATCGCCAAGCGCAATGGGTGGGAGGTGGTCTGCCCGGTCACAACGAAGGTCGAACGGATCGATCAGCGCAATGAGTCGGACTTCAACTTCGTCACGCGCCTGGCGCGGCAGTACGACAGCACCGCCAAGGTTGCCCAGGGCAAGCTGCTGGTTATGCCTCGACAGGGTGGGAAGAGCACTTCGGGCAAGTCGCTGCAGGTCATCACCGTCAACAAGACGGACGTGTCCCGCTATCAGTTCCGGCTAAGCGACCGCAGCACGCAGAAGGCAGTGAAAACCCAGCACCAGGATCAGAAGACCGGCGCTTTGAAAGTGGTCCAGCTGGACAACGACGAAACGCCGGACGGCCTGCCCCCGGTTCACACCGACCGCCATATCTACCCCAATGAGACTGCTGCCACACAGGCCGCCAAGGCGCGGCTGGCCGCGTTCAACCGCAGCACCGCCGGCGTGCGCCTGGAGATGGCGGGCCGGCACGACCTTTTCGCGGAATGCACGGTGAATGCCCAGGGCTTCAAGGTGGGGCTCGATGGCGAGTACCTGGTGGAAAGCGTGGAGCAAGTGTTCACGGCCAGCGGGTGGACGACGACCGTGGAGTGTAACGGCGGCAAGAAGGGCAAGGCCAAGGCCTCAGGCAAGAAAAAGAAAGACGATAAGCCGCTCAAGGTTGAGCAGCTCTAACCCTCATGGCCGTACACGGCCATCACTGGAGAAACCAATGGCTATCTCAGTTCAACAGTTGCAACAGATCCTCCCCAACGCCGGCCGCCAAGCCGGCGTTTTTGTTCCCGGCCTCAATGCCACCATGGGCAAGTACGCCATCATCACCCGGCTGCGTATGGCCGCATTCCTTGCCCAGGTGGGTTACGAGTCGGGCCAGCTGCAGTACGTGCGAGAGCTCGGCAATGCCAAGTACCTGTCGAGATACGACACCGGTAGCCTGGCGCAGCGGCTGGGGAATACACCGGCGGCAGACGGCGACGGCCAGTTCTACCGTGGCCGTGGGCTCATCCAGGTGACTGGCCGCTACAACTATCAGGCCTGCAGCGAGGCCCTGTTCGGTGATAGCCGGCTGCTGAATACCCCTGAGCTGCTCGAGCAGCCTGTCTATGCATCGCTGTCGGCCGGTTGGTTCTGGCAGAAGGAAGGCTTGAATAGCTTGGCGGACAAGATCGTGCACCCTGATGACGCCGTGTTCGAGAAGCTCACCAAGCGGATCAACGGCGGCCTCAATGGTCTGAAGGACCGGAAAGAAATATATGCCCGGGCGCTTGAGGTGCTGCAGTGAACGCCCGGGGCGGTCGTCTGATCGCCTTGGCCGCCCTGGTGCTCACGTGTGCCATCGGCGCCCGGGCAGCTTGGGTGTGGCAGGCCAACACCTATGGGAAGCAGCTCGCCGAGCAGGCTGCCGACTACGGCGAGCAGCTGGCAGAGAGGGATCTCGCTTACGGCCGTGAGCGCGATGAGGCGGCTTCGGCGGCGCTCAACCAACTGGAAGAGCAGCAGGGTGCGCGCCGCGCCCTGGAGGCTCGCCTGCAGGATCAGACCAAAATGCACTGGAAGGAAATGAATGATGCTCAACAAGCTCAGGCTCATCTGCGTTACCTGCTTGCTACCGCTGATCTGCGGCTGTCAGTCCTTGTCGACGCCGGAGCCCTTACCGGCCAGGGTTGTGACGGTGGGGTGCGAGAAGCCGCCGGGGCCGGAGGCGTGGTACATGGAGCCGTACGCGCCCAACTTGACCGAGCGCATGCTCAACGAATTATCGCCATCACCGACGAAGGTGAGCGGGGACTAATTGCGCTCAAGGCTTGCCAGGCCTACGTTCGGCAAATCACCAAGTGAACTGTGCGGGATGGCTATCGACCTCGTGTGGAGTTCAAAGTATGGCCAAATGATAGCTAAAGTGCTTGTTTTCAGGTCGCGGTGCTTTTACATTGATGCTAGGACAGTAACCGGTCAAGCTGACTGCTTATTGATTTATGTCACTTATACATAGAACTAGTCATGAACCAAAGTTCCGGGCTTGATAATATCCGCCAATCGATTGGTAAAGGTGAACTGGTAGTTGTTGTGGGTACTGGTGCAAGTATTGCGCTTACCGATAATAAATATAAGGCCCTTTCTTGGGTTGGGCTTATTGAAAGTGGTTTTTCATTTGCTAGTGCCAAAGGTAAAATTTCTGCTGCTCAGGTAGATTCTTGGAGCCATTTGCTTAAGTCGGATGATATTGATGACGTACTAAGCGCTGCGGAATATGTGGGCCGAAAGTTGGAGTCTCCTACGGGAGACCTTTACGCACGATGGTTGTCTGAGTCTTTTCAGAATGTGGAGTCGTGTAACGATGAAATGGTTGCGGCTATCAGTTCGATTGCAAGCTCAGGAGTGCCGATCTGTACTTTAAATTATGACCTGTTGCTTGAGGAAATAACCGGGCTGCCATCGATCTTGCTGTCGGATGTTAGAAAAAGTGCTCGATGGATTAGAGGTGAAGATAAGGGTGTCTTGCATTTACATGGAGATTGGCAGTCCCCTGAATCGTGTATTTTAGGTATTCGGGATTATGAAAAAACGATAGATAATGAATCTCGCGACCTGTTTCAAAGGTATTTAGGTGCATTTAAACGCCTCCTCTTTATTGGCTGTGGAGGAACTTTTGCAGATCCTAATTTTTCAGCTTTGATAAAATGGTTGCGCACTGAAATCGGTGCGTCGCAACTGCAGCATTATGCGCTGGTTCAGAATAAACACCTTACAGTAAAGCATGCTGACCCGAGCTGGCATGGTTTCGTAGAACCCATAGGTTTTGGTGAGCAACATATAGAATTGCCAGGCTTTATACAGAGCTTGTTTGGCGATAACAAATCGCCGAAGACGTCAGCGGTCAATTCTGTGAGGCAGGTTTCAAGAGGTCAGAGAGAGTCTAGGCTGATCGACGATTACAAGAGTTTTTTGATCAGGGACTGTGGTCAAATGACAATTGAGGGTGTGCGCGCAGATATGGATACTGCGCAGCGCCGTTTTGATTTGGAAAAACTCTTTGTCCCGTTAGAGTTGATGCCGTGTCCGCCTGATATATCACTTAATGACCCGTTGCGCGACGTTAAGCTCGACAGGTGGATTAAGAAAAATAAGAAACCTGAAAAATTTGGTTCGGTTTTCGGCAGGGCAAAAGGACTTGCCTTACTAGCTCTCCCCGGAGGAGGGAAAACTCTTCTGCTCAAGCGATTGGCTGTTGCATATGCTAGTCCTGACCGAAGATTAAAAAGCGACGATGCGCTGCCCGATCTAGATTTGACTCCGGTGCTAATTCGTTGTCGTGAGTGGCGGGAGCACATCACGCTGCCCATAGCAACACTCTTGAAAAACCTGCCGGACATCACTGGTCAGCCTGGACTGAACGGTCTCAGCAATGCACTAACGCCTTTGTTTAAAAAAGGGAAGGTTCTCTTGCTTGTCGACGGGCTTGACGAGATCCATGATGACGCTGATCGCACGGTATTTGTGGAAAATTTGCGATCATTTCTTGATCAGTATTCAAATACCAGACTAGTCGTTACAAGCCGCGAGGCGGGATTCAATCTTGTTGCTCCATGCTTGGCAAATTATTGTGAGCAGTGGCGATTAGCGCCGTTGAATGCTAATACCATTGAGCTTCTGTGCGCGCATTGGCATAAGTTGATGACGGGGGTTTCTCCAGATGATATACAAGAATCTGAGGCTCTTGCTAGAGTATTGGTGACAAACGTAGCTCTAAGAAGGCTAGCGGAAAATCCTCTCTTACTCACTATGCTTTTGGTGGTCAAGCATGGTGCGGGGCGGCTTCCGCCTGATCGAGTTAGCCTCTATAGTAGAGCGGTTGAGGTGTTGCTGGATACTTGGAATATTAAGGGGCATGATGCACTTAATATGAAGGAAGCGATACCGCAGTTGTCATATATAGCATTCGAGCTCATGCGCTCAGGAAAACAAACTGCTACGGAGCGAGAATTGCTTGAGATTCTCGAGAATGCTCGAGATAACGTTCCTCAGATCAAGCGCTACGCGAGGGATACACCTTATGAATTCCTGAAGCGGGTCGAGTTGAGATCAAGCTTATTGCTTGAGGCCGGGCATCAAGTCGAAGGAGGGCGTGCAGTTCCTTTCTATCAATTTAGACATTTGACTTTCCAAGAGTATCTGGCTGCGTTGGCAATTGTGGAAGGTAACTATGATGGTTACGATCAAAAGTTCCCAATGAAGCCAATAACTTCTTATTTGACGGCAGATGAGTGGAAGGAAGTTGTGCCGATGAGTGCGGTTCTGGCTGGTAAGCAGGCGGAGTCCATTCTGAAGGTTTTAGTGCAGAGAGGTAATGTGCTAAAAAAGAAAATGGATGCAGGGCAGAATTTTAGAGGTAAAAAAGAGTGGCTTGCGCATCCGAATACACTTCCAAGTGTTATTTCAAGGTTGGTTCAGAGTCTCATAGAAGAAGCGCACGCTGAACAGAGAACACTGGGTGAAGCACTAAAATTGGTAGTGTATTTTGCTCGCGGTTGTCAGTCGGCAATGGATTGGCAAACTTTATGTCGAGGTCCGTACGCTGGTGAGCTCCTCAGTCAGGCATGGCGGTTGTATGAGCCTATGGACTATCCGATCGATACTTGGTTGAGGAACAGTTATGCGAGCTTTGCAGCGTATAGAAAATCCGTGCGTCACTGGGGCTCTACAGATGGACAGATGGAGCTGTTAGATCTACTTCTCAGTGAAGATGATGAGCAAAAGTGCCTTGGCCTGATGACTTGCGTCGGAGTGCTCTGGAATAAAAGGGGGCCAGATAATAAGCATGCTGGAGTTACAACGCCTGAACTCGAGATAGAGATAGAGCGTCTCCTTTATGATCCGAATCCTGCTGTATCTCATGTGGCCTTATGGAACTGGGGTCTCAATAGGCACTCTTCATCCCAAGTGCCCTTCCCAAAAGTTGAGATTTTAAACTACTTGCTGAGCGGCCTTTTGAAATCGGATGGCAGTGATGCAAGCAATTTATACGCGTTTTGCTTGGATACCTGCTATGAGGGGATTCGTGGTTACTGGGATCCAGCATTAAATGGAGATCAGATAGAAACTATACGTAATCTATATGAGATGGGAGAATATGGCATACGGAATAAACATAAGTTAGCGGCTTTGTTGGTTGCGTTCTATTCTGGTGCTGTGTATGAAGATGAAAAACTTTGCGAGGAGCTTGTTGAGGCGAGAAAGTTCTTTGTGGAATGGCGTAAAGATCGAGTTAATTTTATTGACGATCTTATCGCTCAAATCCCTTTGTACGGAGCGGTCTGTCTTAAAAATCTGGCAGAGAATGATTCGGAGGTTAAGGAAGAAGAATATTTAGATTTTGATGAGCTATATAATAGCGACGAAATGGAAGATGTTTCGCTTTGACTAAATTTATGTTTGTGGGTTATTTGCTCTTGCGCACGCCAGTGCTCTACAGTTGGGCGAGCCGCGTACCACCAATTTGCGCAAGCTAGTAGGTTTAGTTTGAATGGAAAAGGCGTCCAAGCCTCTGAGCTATTGGCGCCTTATTCTATTGATGCAGGAGATGAAGTAGTTAAGAGTACTTTCATTGGTATTTGCGAGGCTGGCGAGCCGTTGATGCGAAAAACACTTGGGGCTATCAGGCAGCTCTATGCAGCGGAGGCTGCTGGTTTGTCTGGAACCACGAAGCGCAGATATCTGATCGTCCAGGCGAACAACTCGCTCGCTTACGCCAATTTATCGGCGCTGCTCACGTGTGGATTCTGTCTGCCGCGCGCGTGGAGGCTCTATTAGCAGCGGGATCTCTCACGCCCTTAAACGTTCTACCCCGGATGAGATCGCCTCAGCATGTATATCGAGTGTTGCCAAAGCGGCCATGACATTTTCATGTATGTGGACCGAGTCGCGATGGCTCACCCATAGTGAAAGCTCATCTAGGGCTGCCCTGATGGCGACCTGGTTCAAATGTAATAGCTCAAGGATGTCAGCTGTGGTTGAGGCTTGGTCATCCATGAGTATGCTCCAGGGACAGAATTTTTAGGGCAAATTTAGGGCAAATCCTAGGACGCGTCAGGCCGATGTGGGCCATCCGCTAAAGCGAGGATAGCTGTTTATGTTGGCCTCCGGAGGCCTATTGAACTCCTCGGGCGGGTTCAAATCCCTATCTCTCCGCCATACAAGATCAAGCCCCTGGAAGCGAAAGCTTCCAGGGGCTTTTTCGTTGTGCCTTACTTCTTCATCATCCCCAACTCAGCATCATCCAGCAGCGCCTTGGCCATCGCGCTGAGGTAGTGCGAGGCCCAGATCAGTTTCTGGTCGCCGTCCATCAGGCCGGTGATGATCAGGTCGCGCACGTAGCCCATCAGTTCGGAGGCCTGTTCGCGGGCGTCCTGGCAGGGGATGCCGGGTTCGATGCGGAACAGCGGGTGGGTGTTGTTTTCGCCTTGGTAGAAGCAGGTCTTGCCGACTGTGGTGGGTTCTTGTGTGTTGTCGGTGGGCATTGATTTGTTTCCCTGGGTTCTGGGTTGCCTGGGCTGGCCTCTTCGCGGGTGAACCCGCTCCCACAGGTGCTGTGCAGTGCCTGAGGGCGGAGATAACCCTGTGGGAGCGGCTTTAGCCGCGAAGAGGCCTGGCCTGCTAGTGCAAGGTGTACGGCTCACTGGGTAAGTGCGGCCGCATCTGCAATTGCATCAATGCCGACTCGACCAGGCTCTGTACCTCCTCCATTTCATGGATGACGGCCTGCATCACAATCGAACTGTGGGCAGTAGGCTTGAGTTGCACAGATTGGCGGGCGACGGACAGGGCGCAGAGTACGTACTCTGAGGACTGGACCAGGGTGTCTTGCAGGACCTGCGTGGAATCGAGGGTGTAGGGTGGATCGGGGACCATCTTGCGCATGTAAGCTCCTTGGGTAGTGGAGCCGCCTGGCAACGCTGTCAAACGAATGGAGGCAGCTATACATGGGTTGACAGACCGGTACCCAAGGACCCGGCGCACACGAATGTGCCCCATGCACAGCTGCCATTAAGCGCTGCAACGGAAACTTGAGTAGTCGGCCTGTCAAAGCCGGTCGCTGATTTCACAACGACAAGCCGAGACTAGAGCGCGACCGGATCCGTCGCAACAGTTTGAGCGGGTTGCCAGTATGTTTGGGAAACGCCCTACAAGGAAGGGAATAATTCTGAGTTCAAGCTGTAGGACGGGGGCTGATTTGCAGCGCAGAAGGGCAAACGCTACCGAAATCTACTCATAGATAGCGAAAATCGCTAGACTTCGCTATCTATTGCTATAACCGTTCTCTGGAGGCAGCCCATGGACCCGTACCGCAACCCTTTCGCACCCGGCGCCGGCAGCAGACCGCCTGAGCTGGCAGGCCGCGATGTGGTGCTTGAGCACGCGCGCGTTTCGTGTGGACGGGCTATCAACGGGCGCAGCGCGCGCTCCATGATGCTGCTTGGCTTGCGAGGGACTGGCAAGACGGTGCTCTTGAACGAAGTCGGGAAAATTGCAGAGCAAGCGGGCTTGCTGGTCTCCAAGGTCGAGTCGCCGGAAGAGGAATCTTTTTACAAGAGTGGGCGTCCACGGCGTGGAACTGTGCCGAGGGGCCAGAGATATCGCTGGATGATGTCGTTCAATCCTACTCGGAAACACTGGCTTTGCTGGATGCAGGTTTCTTCAGGGTGCGTATCGACCAGTTGACACCCAGCGAAGTGCTTTTCGTCAGAGCCATGTCGGAGCTTGGCGATGGGCCTTATGCGGTAGGTGATATCGCCAAGG